TGACTGAATGTGATAAGAAGATAGAACAGTTTTATTTAAAGTGTGTATCAGCAGATAAGAAAAGAAAAGAACTAGCTAGATTCCAGAGTCAAGGTAAGGAAGGTAATCCAGGAAAAGTAATACCTGGATATCTAGGATCAGTTAAACAAACCAGAAATCTTTTAGAAAAAATATTTAAAGCTAGTTAAGTATATACTCTATGGGTTTCAACCTTCGACAATGTTGATTGTACTCGTAATGAGGGGGGTACGTCAAGGGGTCAAGCGGTTTTGTTACAAAACTTTAACATTGACGTAAGTTACTCTTTGTGATATACTTCTTATAGGCAAAGAAATATATATGGCCAAGAGAGCTAAAACCGAGTACTATGTAAATAATAAGGAACTCTTAGAAGCAATGACTGTCTATCGTGAGAGGGTCATCTACGCATCCGAACATAGTAAAGACAAACCAAGAGTTCCAAACTACATAGGAGAGTGCTTTCTAAAGATTGCAACCCATCTCTCATACAAACCCAACTTCGTGAACTATCCTTTTAGGGAAGACATGATATGTGATGGTATAGAGAATTGCTTGCAGTACATAGACAACTTTGATCCAGACAAATCTTCTAACCCTTTTGCCTACTTCACTCAGATTATATACTATGCATTTTTGAGACGTATACAGAAGGAGAAGAAGCAACTGGAGATCAAGCAGAAAATCCTAGACCATTCTGATTCTGCTACAGTAATGCATGTAGATGATACTGGTACACTTGGTTTAAACAAGTCTGCTTCTGATATGAATAGCATAAAAGAAAACATAGAAATCAAAATGAATCGCTAATGCCTGTATACAGAGACTATGAGATTCGTATTAATCTCAACGAACTAATAGAGAAGAGGATACCAGCATGTAATCTGACTCATCCTGACCACTGTCTTACAGAGGCACAGATAGCAGATATAGCACATGATATTAATATGGATCTTAATCTACATCCTATCTTCCATCAAATTGATGAGCATATTATGAGGTATGTTGAAGCAGCAAACATCGATAACAAAGATCACTGGGTAGAACCACATCTTCCTGATCTCAATGATCCTACTAAAGATACTGATGAAGTTGGCATAGACTTTGAATAATGGAACCATATAATAATGATACAGGTGTACACAATCGTGTACAGATAACAATTGACCTTAACGAATTAGTATGGGCTAGAGGACAACACCTTAAGCAAGAGATGTCCGTCAACCAAAATGAGTTCCTAGCAGAGACTTTGAGGAGGACGTTGACTTGGGACACAATGTATGGTATGATTGATCAAGCTATACTTGAATTCTTTGAAAATCATGAGCACCCTGAGATTTGGGATCCTCACTATGGTGAGATACAACCCGAACCAGGACGTGAAAAAGAATTACAAGAATATGAGAAGGCAGCAAAGGACAGAGAGAAAGCAAAGAAACAATTTGAAATGGTTGATCTAGTATCACCAGCATGGACAATCAAAGTACCTAGGAGGATACAAAAAGATGGATGAAGATCATTTACCCAAACACTTAAATGATTTGTGGGAAGACATGGATCGACTCAATGCATTATATGAGGAATTAATGTGGCCACATGATGTTCATCTAGAATTCATAGCAGACTTTGAACACAATCGCATCATTATACAACCTTATGATACTTGAAATACAATTAGCAGTAGTAAGAAAACTTAGAGAACTTTATCCTAACACTAAAGCAGCATATGCGATTAACACAAGACGTTATAGATAAGATAGCAGTCCTAATGCAACACACCAAAATGAATGGTGAAGTTAATTGGAAGGATGGTGATGAGATAGATGTCTGCCTTGGTGGACATTTTGCTGGTGATAAGTTTATCAGTATTATAAACAGAACACGCAGTAACACAACCAAGAAATGAAGATAGCAATTATCACAGACCAGCACCTAGATGGTCGTAAAGGTTCTGCTGCATTCTGGGCATTTTTTAAAAAATTTTATGATGAAATCTTTTTCCCTACTCTTGAAAGAGAAGGTATCACTACAGTACTTGATCTTGGGGACACATTTGATAATAGAAAGTCTTTGGATTATAATACTCTTGCAAGGATTAAGACTGACTATTTCGACAGACTTAGAGCATATGATGTATACATGATTCTAGGGAATCATACGACTTACTATAAGAACAGTAGTCATATTAATTCCCCTGAGTTGTTGTTAGAACAGTACGATAATATTAAAGTGTTCAGTGAACCATACGAGTGTTCGTTTGGTAGTAAGAACTTTTTACTATTACCGTGGATCAATGGTGCTAACCAAGAAGTATCTGAGGAGATGATCCAGAAAAGTAATGCTGATATATGTTGTGGACATTTAGAGATAGATGGATTTGAAGTAACACCTGGTATGCACTTCCAAGGTGGTCGTGCTATCAAAGACTTTAAGAGATTTGATCGTGTGTGGTCAGGACATTTTCATCACAGATCGAAGAAAGGTAATGTACAATACCTTGGTAACCCTTATCAGATGTTCTGGAATGATTACAAGGATCCTAGAGGGTTCCACATATATGATACAGAGACTGATAGGTTGACGTGGAAAAAGAATCCATTTGAAATTTTCACCAAGATATACTATAATGATGTTGAGAGATCCTATCACAACTTTGATTACAATGAGCACAAGGATACCTTTGTAAAAATCATTGTAGAAGAGAAGAGAGATTACGCACAGTATGAAACCCTTCTCGACAATCTCTATCATGTTGGTGTCCATGATGTAAAAACTGTGGAGACACTGGTTGATACAGATGATTCTGATTCAGATATAGAAGTAAAAGATACCTTAACTTTACTTAATGAATATATTGATGACGTTGATATCGCTGTAGATAAAACCGACCTCAAGCGACTTATGCAATCTTTATACATAGAGTCATGCGAGGTAGTATGAATGTTCATCCTTTGTCTAACAGGTAAACCAGAGAAGATTTTCTCGGTCATGGGACCAGATGAAGATCAGGTTGTTCCTATGTTTACAGAGGAAGAAGATGCCGAAAGGTATGCTTACATGGTTGACGAGTTGAATGAACTTGATTTACCAGAACTGGATGTTATTGATGTTGATAGTGATGCTATAATGGCTGCTTGTACACACCAACAAACCCAATTTGTAGTTTATGATAAGGATGATTTGATTATCCCTCCACGCATTTTATGATTATATTTGAAAAAGTTCGTTGGAAGAATTTTCTATCTACAGGAAATAACTTCTCGGAGATAGACCTACTCAAAAATAAAACCAATCTTATCATCGGAGCAAACGGTGCAGGTAAGTCAACCATCTTAGATGCGTTGACCTTTGCTTTGTTTGGCAGAGGTTTTCGTAAGATCAGTAAGTCTGCTTTAATCAATAGCATTAATGAAAAGGATTGTGTTGTTGAGTTAGAGTTTCATATTGGTAATAATAAGTATACAGTCATACGTGGTATTAAACCTAATAAGTTTATAGTCTATCAGAATGGTGAACCTTTAGATCAAGATCATACAGTAGCAATACAGCAGAAGAATTTAGAACAGAACATATTACGAATGTCGTACAAGTCATTCACACAGGTTGTGGTGCTTGGGTCTTCTACGTTTGTTCCTTTCATGCGACTACCACAAGTACAACGTAGAGAGATCATTGAGGATATCTTAGACATTCAGATCTTCTCAGTTATGAATGACTTGCTTAAGGATAAGGTCAGGGAGAACAGGGATGAACTCTATAAACTGGAAGGTGAGTTGGATGTACAGAAGCAGCAGATAGATCTACAAAAGAATTATATGCTAGAGTTAGAGAAGAAGACTCAGGCAGAGGTGGAGAGAAAGCAAAACAAGATCGTAGAACTAGAGGGTGAAGAGGTAGTATCATTACAGGCAATAGAGGAACATAATAAGGATCTTTCTAGATTGCAATTAGAATTGACTGAACTGTCTGATGTATCTAAGAAACTAAAGAAGCTTTATAGTTTTAGAACTAAGGTAGATCAGAAACTAAAGAGTCATCAACGTGATCAGAAGTTCTTCCATGATACAGAGAGTTGTCCTAAGTGTGGACAGAGTATTGGTGAAGACCATAAGAAAGAAATGATTCTTGCTACAGAGATGAGGATTGCTAAACTTGATAGTGGTTATGTAGAACTGGAAGAGTCTATTAAAGAGGAAGAAGAAAGAGAAGCAGCATTTACTTTGATATCTGGTAAGGTTATTGATATTAATTCTACTATCAACCAGTTTAACTTCCAGATTAATTCAACCAGAAAGATAATCAAGGACATTGAATTTGAGATAGATGAACTGAATAAAGATACTACTGATAAGAAAGCAGAGTTTGAAAAATTAAAAGCACTTATAGAGACTAGTAATGATACTAAGACTTCACTTGCTGCTACCAAGAAGGATAAAGATACATTGTTTGTTGCTAGTAAACTTTTAAAAGACAGTGGTATTAAGACAAGAATCATCAAGACATATCTTCCTACGATGAATAAACTCATCAACAAATACCTTCAGGGTATGGAGTTTTATGTTAATTTTACTTTAGATGAGAACTTTGAAGAAACTATTAAGTCTAGATACAGAGACATCTTCACCTATGAAAGCTTTAGTGAGGGTGAGAAAGCACGTATAGATATTGCTCTCTTGCTTACTTGGAGAAACATTGCTAAACTAAAGAATAGTGTGGATACTAATTTACTTATTCTAGATGAAATCTTTGACGGCTCGCTTGATCAATCTGGTTCTTCTGATCTTGGTTGGATCTTACGTAATTTCGATGATAGCACTAATGTATTTGTGATCTCTCATAAAGAATCTATGAGCGATAAGTTTGATCGTACCCTTATTGTGGAGAAACCAAAGAACTATAGTACCATATCCGAATACTGATGTGACAGTTAACAAACTGGTCACTAGGTGGTTTACGTCATGGCTTTATGGTGTAATATAGGTATATCAAACAAAGAAACGCATGACTCTACAGAACGAAATTAAAGGTAACTTAGCAAAACTTCTTGCTACAGAGAACCTTATCGTAGAGCATCGTGAAGATATTTCAACAGCATCTTTTGATGTACATAGACGAGTTCTTCAACTTCCTAAGTGGGATCTTGCTAGTAACACTGTATATGATCTACTTGTAGCACATGAGGTAGGTCATGCATTGTGGACACCAGATGAAGATCCTACAGGTGATGCACCTATGGATTATGTTAACATCATCGAGGATGCACGTATTGAGAAACTAATCAAACGTAAGTATGCTGGTCTACCAAAAATCTTTGCGACTGCCTACAGAGAATTAACTGATCAAGACTTTTTTGGTATTGTTGATGAAGATATTGAAGAGTTCTCATTGGTTGATCGTATTAATCTTCACTGTAAGATTGGTGCTTATGCAATGATTCCTTTCACAGAAGAAGAGAAGGTATTTGTAACACGTACACAACAAGCAGAAACTTTTCAAGAAGTTTGTGATATTGCTAATGATGTTTATGCTTATCAGAATAAGAAGAAAGAGGAAACAGCACAGCAAGGAACAGCACAAGGATCTTCTGAGAACACATCATCTGATAATGGGGATGAACTAGAATCACCTAGCATGAAACCTACTGATGGTGAAGGTGAAGGTGAGGATGAATTTAAAGCATCTAATCCTGATAATCAAGGTGAAGGTGAAGGGGATTCTAACAGATCTGGTGGACAATCAGGTGGTCAGCACTATGATCCTTTAGATGATGATACTAGAACTCAGAAATCTTTTGATGAGCAAACCGAGAAATTAAGTCGTAAGAATTATCACGGAAGACCAAATCAGTACATTGAGTTACCTAAAAAGTTAGATACTGATAAAATTATTGTAGACTGGTCTGAAGTCCATGATTGGATTGATGAAAGACGTTCTCTTTACATCCAAGATCAGAAAGAACACATGGAGAATCATCAGTATTCTTATTACTATGGTTTAAACCATTCTGCTGTTGAAGCAGAATACAAAAAGTTTCGTAAGCAATCACAAAAGGAGGTGAATTACCTTGTTAAAGAATTTGAGTGCAGAAAGTCTGCTGATGCTTATGCTCGTGCTGCTACTAGTAGGACTGGAGTATTGGACACAGCGAGGTTACACACTTACAAGTATAACGAAGACCTTTTCAAGAAGGTAACAGTTCTACCTGATGGTAAGAATCACGGTCTAATCTTTGTAGTAGATTGGTCTGGATCTATGGCTCATTGCTTACATTCAACTGTTAAGCAAATGCTTAACCTGACTGCTTTTTGTAAGAAGGTTCAGATCCCATTTGAAGTTTATGCTTTTACAAATGAGTGGAGAATTGTTAACAGAATAAAGGAAAATGATACAGATCAACCATATCGTGATAATTGGTATTATGGTGGAAAAGATTATAGTAATGTTGTAGAAGGAGAACTATATGTAGATCCAAATGAATTTAGTATGGTTAACTTAATCTCTTCACGTACTAATGCACGTGACTATGAGAGACAGTGTTTGAATATCTGGTATGAATCATTCCAGTACACTGGTCAGCAAGTAACATACAGACCTACAACTGGACTTGAGTTATCTGGAACTCCATTGAATGAAGCGATCATTACTTTGAACTATATAATTCCACAGTTCAAAACATCTAATGATCTTCAGAAAGTTAATGTAGTTATCTTATCTGATGGAGAAAGCACCTATGCATCTTATGGTAAGAAGACCATGAATTCATATGATGTGGATGAAACTCTACGTGTAGTATCTGTTGGTGAGTATTGCATACTAAGAGATCGTAAGACTGGAAGAGTTTATCCTCAGTTTCTATCTTCCTACACTCATGTAACTAATACCTTAATCCTTCAGTTGAGAGATAGGTTCCCAGAAGTTAATGTTGTTGGAATGAGAATTTGTAGAGGTTCTGAACTATCAAGTTTTGTATCTCACTATGCTGATGCTACTCAATATGATGAGATACAAAGACAGTGGAAGAAAGATAAGTCAGCAATCATTCCTGATGCTGTAGCTTATTCTGCACTGTATGCTTTGAGGTTAGAATCTTTAGATGAAGAGACTGAGTTCCAAGTTAATGATGGTGCTTCTAAAGGACAGATTACTAGAGCATTTAAAAAGATGCTTAAGAATAAGTCCACCAATAAAAAAGTTCTCAGTTCGTTCGCAGGAATGGTCAGTTAACAAACTGGCCACCTGTGGCTTGAACATACCACAAAATCTACTATACTTATATCATACACAAGAAATCCAATGCCTTTCCAATCTAAATTCTCAAACG